TCTTCTATTTCTTTCTAACGCAACATCTAAACTTGTATTTACAAATACCATATAACAATCATAACCTAATTGTTTAAGTTGATTATGTTGTCTAGCAATTGTATCATAATCTCTAGCAGTTGAATCTATAACTAATCCTAATCTGCCTCTCATATACTGATCAAGGCCAGACAATACGGTTGTCTTTGCTCTCTTTCTAATTATATCTCTAAAGTATGCCTCACTATCAGGCATTTGTAAAGACAATCCTGTTTTCTTTAATTGTCTTTCAAAAGCATTATCACTATTTACAAGTTTTAATCCTGTGCCTGCAAATACTCTACTGGTTACAAATGACTTACCTGAACCAGGACCACCTGCAAGAAAAAATGCTTTGAATATACCTGGGTCATAGACACCCTCATTTATATGTTGAAAAAAACTATTTACTTTCATCTTCAATCCTCTTTATAATTTCGTTAGCAGTTTCTTCTGGCGTGCCTTGTTCAGAATTGACCGTTATAAAACCTGGTCGTTTTCTCATATACTCTACAACAGGACCTGTTTCTTTTTTGTATAGGTCTATTCTATTGTTTATAATCTCTTCCGTATCATCTGCACGGCCTCTTGCTAATAATCTTCTTAAAACTTCTTCTCTACTTACATCTAAAAATACTGCATAGTCATAACCTATATCATTCTTTTCCATGTCTTCAACCTGTTGCATATATCTAGGCCAACCATCTAGTATGTAACCTTTAGGCGACTTCTCTATTTGTGCCTTAATTAAATCTAATACAATCTGATTAGGAACAAACTCACCTCTATCAACAATTGCCTTAACTTGTTTTCCTATTTCACTACCTTTTTCTATTTCTTTTCTTAACATACCACCTGGGTAAATATGTGTAATATCAAAATGATCAATTAGATATTTTGAGTATGTTGATTTACCTGAACCAGGTCCACCTAACATAATAATTCTCATTCTGCCTATTTGTTCAAATATAAAATCTCTAAATGTTTTCATCCTCTAATCCAATTCTTTGGTGTGTTAAAGTTTGCTTTACTAAATTCTAATCTATCTACAAGTTTTACTGCATTACCTAATCTATCTACAGCAACATAACCTTCAGGATCGGTTACTCTAAAACCTTTATCTGTTTGTAAAAATGTGCCAATAGATTTAATTTGATTCATCTTACTTACTAAAAAGTTCTTAACTCTTTGTAAGGTTACATATGTTGCAATTGCAAAATATATCTCGTTCTCATTACTATCAATAAATCTTAAACCATCGTTTCTTATCATCTCGTATTTCTTTTTAGCGTTTTCTGTTTTCTTTGTTGCAGCCTCATCATCTAAAACCTGTGCATAGTATTTTCTAAAATCTTTTTGTAGTTTTGCAACACCACCTATTACTGCACCCTCTCTTATTTTTGTGTTAAAGAATATCTTTAATCTTGCACCGACAGACAATAAATTGTTTTGTCTTTTTAATAATTCTAAAACTTTCTTACCTCTTTGTAAAGAACCATTTGCCATTCTTAACAAAGCGTCATATCTATCTGACTCAGCAGATGAGAAAGTTGAAACACCACTTGTATCTTTATATGAAGCGTCATCATAGAATACTGATGGCGTCTTTGCAAATCTTCTTACATTGACGCCAAAACTTGCTTTGAGATTAGCCATCTTTCTGCCATTGTAAGTAGTGTGAAAGATGATACCTAATTTAGCTCTTAAAATTCTCTTTGCAAGATCAGTATTTTCTGGAACAGCATATGTTATGGTGTTCGGTGTAAAGGCGATAGCATCCTCGCCTCTAATGCTTACCTTCTTAATATCAGCAGGTGTAAATAACAAGTCGCCTTGAACAACACCTCTAATACCTAGTTTAGGTAATTCTTTTAAACATACAGATAGTTTATCTACTAAACCACCTGCATGGTTTTTTCGTATGTCCGCTTGTGTGTAGTTGATTTTAGGATTTACATTGAATACAGATTTAGAGCCGACAAAGAATCTGCCGTTCTCAGGATTGATACCACAGAATACTGCTGGTGCACCATCCCATTTTACTGAAACATTTAATTTTCTACGAGATGAACCAGTAAGCATATTTCTTAATGATTTAAGAAACTCTATACTTGCTAATCCGCCTTGATAGCCATCGTTAATAATGCTATCTTCTAAATGTTCTAAATGAGTATTTTTTGACTCACTTAAATATTGTTTGAAACTATACATATCTCTCCACTATATCCATTATATCAAAATTTATTGCTTTTGTCAAGCAAAAAATCGCACTTATCCCATTAATAAATCACTACTTACTAGACTATTTATACTAATAAAGTTTGCCGAACGGCCCGAAAGGAAATACACTACGCCCTATCTTCTGGCATAAGAAGATTAAATCTGTCATATACTCATGGATCTCGTCTTTTTTAAACTTTGAAATCATGTGTAGGAATCGTAATTGTAATAGTTTGTTATTAGCAATCCAAGGTGTTCTTCCCTCAAATGCTATTCTAAAATTCTTAATAAAATCTTTAGGCATGATTTTTGTTTCTAAAGGTATGCCTCTTTGTTTCATATTTGTCACCATCTCATTATACATTTTTTCAAACATCTTTGCTTTGTTATCAAACTCTGCTTTATTTTTAGGTTCATCTAATGCTTTGTTTATAAACTTTGATCTATATGGTTTGCCAGCACTTAATTCTGCTACTAATCCTAGAGGTGCTTTACCTAGTCTTGCGGCGTCACCTTTACCTGTGCCTTCTATTTTTAAATTAGATAACTTTGATGTTTGATTACTTTTAACTTGAAACTTTGCTATTTCTGTGCCTCTTAAACCTAAAGTAAGCACGGTATCTTGTGTTGTAAAACCACCAGATTTACCCTTGCCAAATGTAGATAGATTAAACATTACTTTTAAAAGTTTGTAATCAAACTCGCCTTTTTTATTTTCTACTGCTTTAAAAAACTTATCATCTAAATTTACCTCTTGGTATCTAGCCTGTTGACCTGATATAAGTTTTAAAGAAAGACCTACAACCTTTCTGTCTTTATATAACTTTCTCATTATCTGATTAAGTTCTTCTACGGTTTGTGTGCCTTTAGGTCCTTCTAATTCTTTTAATATGATTTGCCTATTGACTTCTCTTTTATCAATCAACCATATGTCAGCAGGATTGTATGAGTCTTTATTACTAATCTTAAAATAATCTCTAATTGTTTTCATAAACCACATCATAAAACCATCTTTATCATCTCTATCAAAGACGGTAAATTGTGCATTAGAAAACTCTTTTAATATTCTTTCATTCTGTTTGTAAAATGTTTTAAACCAGTTTTCTTCTATCTTTTGTGAGAAAGGACTTTTGTAATTAAACAATTGCACTCTATCTTTTACAAAGATTTCTTTTAGACCTTGCACGGTCTTTTTATCTTTAATTATATCTAGGTGTGATGTAAAATTAATATTATCAACAAATGATCTTTTGCTGATTAAGGCAGTAGCCTTTTCTTGCATTGCTGTAAATTCAGCATCCTTAACATTGATTCCATTTAGACTTGGCATACATATATTTATCTCTTGCCTCGTCTTCTTGCTGGCACTTTATATGATGACTTGCCTCTATCTGCGAGTCTTTCTTTATCTGATCTCTTATCAAAGAAAGTAGGAAAACCAAATATGCCAAATGTCTTATGTTTGTTTTGAAACTTGACTACCTTCTTTACATCTTCCTCAAAGAAAGATTCTTTTAAGACTAACTTACTGGGCATTTCTACAGCACGCCAAAGTATCTCGTTCTTTACTTTGACCATTTCTGTCTTATAGTATATTGATGGTTTTCTTTTCCTCATACTTTAAAATCACTAAACTTATCATACACATCAACATCTTGTGGACCTGATGGTTTGTTTATTTGTTTTTCAGACTCTTGGTTACCATCTGATAGATTTTGTGCTGATTGTTCTACATCATATAATCTCATCTTTGATCTATCAACACCTATAATAAAAGCACGATTTACTGCAGGATCATTGTATCTATTTTTTAATTGTTTAACTTTAATTTGACCTAGTTCTTCTAACTCATCATTACTAATTAAAGCAAACATGAAGTCAGCAGTTGCAGGAAGACCAAATGATTCTGAAGTATCTTCTAAACCAACATCACTTGACAGATAACCTGATCTTGTTGTTTGTGTTGCACTTACAATAGGCACATCATACTGAACAGCAAGACCTCTTAATTCTTCAGCAATTGCTTTTACATAAAAGTATGATGATATATTACCACCTCTAAATCTACTTGATGAACATATATTAAGATAATCTATGAATACTATATCAGGTTTAAATGATTTCTTTAATGCAAGTTCATCAATCAAAGCTTTGAAATGACCACTATGAGCAGCGGCAGTAGGATATTCTTTAATGATTAATTGACCATTGATCTTGCCTTGTAGTTTTTTTGTCTTGTTATCGTAAATATCTTTTGGCATTTCATAGAGATCATCTATGGTTACATCTAATAAGTTAGCGTCAATTCTTTCTGCGATACGCTCTTCAGCCATCTCTAAAGTTATATACAATACATTTTTACCTTGTGATATAACAGATGAAGCCAGATGACACATAAACAAAGACTTACCAACACCTGTGCCTGCAAGAGCAACATTTAAAGTTTTAGGTGGCAGACCACCTTTTGTAATACGATTGAAATATGCTAAATCAAATTTTAGCCGTTCCTCTGTCCTATGATAATAATCAAATCGTTCATCGGTCATGGCAAGATAATCATGCCCTATATGTCTATCAAATGAAACTCCTAATGCGTCTGATAAGATTGTAGGTATTGCCTCTGGTGTATGTTTCTTATCTTTACCATCAATGATTTTGATACCTTGTAATACTGCATTATACACAGCACGATCTTTACACCATTTTTCTGTCGTATCTAACAACCATTGTTGTTCAACATCTTCTTGTATTAATGAGTTAAGTAAATCTTTTGTATTTTTAAATTCTGATTCTGTAAGTGTTTTGTTATTAGATAATTCTATAGCGATTGCTTCTTTTGTAGGCAATGCATTATACTTAACAACAAAAGCATTTATGATATTAAATAATGTGACCTCATCTCTATTTCTAAAGAAATCAGGTTTGATAAATGGGATTGTTCTTCTGGTAAAGTCTTCGTTGTGGATTAGATTACTTAAAAGTGTTTTTTCAAAATCAGACATAATGTAGATAACTTCCTATAATATACTTTGGTTTGATTGTTGGTTTTTCTCCTGTATGTTTATAAGTCCATAAAGGTGGGAATACTAATACTTTACCTGTTTCAGGTTTTACTGATACATCATAATCAGGAAATGTTGTTTCGCCTTTATCGTTGTTGTTTAAATACATAAAAAAAACTAAAAATCTTCTTGCACTATTATAGTCGGTAACATCCACATGGGTTTTAAATTCGTCTGTGTCTGGTTCATACTTCTTAAATCTTATCTGTTCAAAGCCAAACTTTTCTGGCCATTGTTTTATTCTATCTATATTAACATCTTCTATATACTTTGTCAATACACCACGAAGCTTTGTAAAGATTGTTTGTGTATATTCTTTCCAGTCTTCGTGCATAGATACATTTATTTCTGTAAATGATCTATGATTCTCTAATTCTGTTTTTACCCATTGATTGCTACTATCTTCAAACTTATCAATCAAGTGTTGACATTGATCTGGTGTCATCACATTGTCATATGTTTTTATAAACTTACTTGTTAAATCTGATTGTGCCATCTTGTAATTGTTTTTCTACCACTTCTACTAATATATCACCTATGTAATTTCTAAAATCAATACTTGTTGTATCAACATTGTTAGGGTTTTCTTTTACATCATAGGTAAATTTTAAAGGCATTTCGCCTTGAGCATTTTCTTCACTTGCAAACTGCACCTTACCATAGGTGTAAATTACATCTTTGTAATTACCTTCTACAATTTTTATACACGAGAAGTCATCAACATCTCGTTGAGCGAATACATATCTATTCTGCGCCATAGAGGAACTCTCTTTTGGCTGCCTCGTCAATCTTAGCGAGAACCTCTTTAGTATAGAATTTAGTAGGTTCATTATTGATAGTTTTAGCATATTGTTTTGATCCGTCAGGTAATTCTACCCTTGTTGATACAGACTTAAATACACCATGTTTGATTGCAAGGTCTAATAGACCATAGTGTTGATCTAAACCTTTGTCATAAGTTAATCTTACATCAATCATAGCATTTTCTTTTGTCAACCTTGATTTATAATTCTTACAATGAATTACATTACCTATAATTTCTTTGCCATCTTTTTCTTTTCTTTTTGATAGATAAACTATATTACTAGCAGCATATTTTAAACCACTACCACCACCCATTTCTTTTTGTGGAAACATAGAACCAATTACATCATAGGTATGATTAGTCATAATCATTGGCACTTTTGCTTTACCTAGTTTTAAAGTTAATACTCTAAATGCAGCTTTGACTATTTGTGATCTAGTCATATCTCTAGTTTCTTTACCTTCAGCAGTATCTTCCATTTCTTTTGTTGTAGATAACATACCTAAACTATCTAATACAAACATTAAAGGTTTTCTTTTATCTTCAGGTTGTTCTAGGTATTTGTCTATAACTTTTATTGATTGATGTCTAAACTCTTGCACCGTAGCAACTGGCACTACAACCATTCTCTTACTATCAATGCCACGACTTTCAACTAAATCTTTTGTTAAGGCACTTTCTGACTCAAAGTAAATAACACCTGCGTCTTTGTTCTTATCAAGGAAATGTTTTACTATACCCAACGCAAAAAATGTTTTACCTGTTGCAGCTTCGCCTGCGATTGCTGTTATCTTATTTGATGGTAGACCACCATAGATTGATCCTGATAATAGGGCATTTAGTGTGTATGATCCTGTGTCTATAAAACCATCTACATCACCTGCCGTCATACC